GCCTACGCCGACGGTGCCCGGACATACGCGGCGATCCAGTCCGTGCCGGAGCGGGTCCTGGATCTGCTGGCCGTGGAACTGCGCACCCCGGCCTACGATGAAAACTACTCTGTCAAGGTCAAGCGGGCGCTGATCGAGGGATCCCTGCTGTTCTACACGCAGATGGGCACTCCGGCGGCGGTGGAAAACATCATAGAAACCATTTTTGGCACCGGCTACATTACGGAGTGGTGGGAATACGGCGGTCAGCCGTATCACTTCAAAGCGCATACCACCAACCCGGCGATCACCTCCGACAACGTGGAGGAGTTCCGGCGGGTCATGGGTTCTGTCAAGCGCCTTTCCGCGTGGCTGGACGAAATCGTGCTGGAACTCTCCACGGAACAGCAGGAAATCTATATAGGCCACTGGATCCACACCGGGGATTTTATCCACCTGGGCAAAGTCACGTTATAAGGAGGAAGTCAAAAAATGTTCAATGCGCCCAAATTGACGAACGACGGAAAGGAACTTTATTACGACAACATGGCCGGGACGCAGATCGTTTTTACCACGATCCAGCTGGGAAGCGGCAATATTTCGGGGCCTATCGCACCCATGACCGCTCTGGTGACCCCTGTTGTCACAATCAACGCGGAGGCTAAAAGCGTATCGGGGCAGTATGCCGAGATCTCCGGTCATTTCAGCAACGCACAGCTGGCAGACGGCTTTTATTTCCGGGAAATCGGCGTGTTCGCGGCGGATCCTGATTATCCAAATGACCGCGGCAAGGATATTCTTTACTGCTACCAAAACGCCTATGACACGGCGGACTTTATTCCTGTGGCGTCTGTGGAAACGGTGGAAAAGAATATTACCATTCCGGTCATTATCGGTGACACCGCCGCTGTTTCCTGCACCCTGTCACGATCTTTGATCCTTGCGTCTATGGAGGATTTGGATAACCACAACAAGAATAAAAACGCCCACGAGGATATCCGGCAAGCTCTTACAAAGAAACAGGAGAAGATCACCGTAAACGGGCTGCTGAAGGGTGACGGGAAGGGCGGCATCTCTGCACAGAAGTTTGATACGAAGCCTACGAAGGACAGCGGCAATCTGCTGACAAGCGGCGCAGTGGCGACAGCGATGGATGTGGCCGCGGCGCTCACGAGTGCCGCTGAGTACAGTGCGGCAGCCACCTATGCGGTCGGCGCGTACTGCACCAAGGGCAGCAAGCTGTACCGCTGCACGGTGGCGATCCCCCAGGCGGAAGCATGGAACGCGGCTCACTGGACGGCGACCACAATGGGAGCCGAGCTGGTGGCGATTTATACGACTTTGGCTAACAAGGCCCCCGGCGGGTACGGGCTGGGAAACATAAGTGGACGGACTGCTAATGGTTTTTCTGAAATTACCGGCTATGGCTTTTATCGGATTCCTTCCGAAAGCGGGTTCGCCCCCGATGCATCGTCGAACTGGGGGGCCGTCTATATTGGGGCAAATCTATCGTATGGCACCCTGCTGTATGCACGGAATAACGCATTGATGGCCGTAAGATCGGTTTCTGAAGGGAAAGTCGGCCCAATCGAATGGGTCAACCCGCCAATGGCCGTTGGTGTCGAGTACCGCACTGTCGAGAGGTTTCAAGGAAAGCCCGTTTATGTGAAAACGATAAACATGGGAAACCTTCCTGGCAACGCCGTAAAACAGGCCAATTTCCAGAGCAATAACGTTGTTGATAAAATCGTGTCCGTAACTGGGCAGTGTACATCTGATAGCGGTGTGGGCATATCCATGCCTTACCATACGGGGTCTGGACCGAATTTGGAAACCGTAATCTATATTGGTGCAGCAACGATAGGAAAAACGCAGATCGTAACGTTTCTTAGAGATTATTCCGGATATAAAGATGCCAGTATTACGGTGAAATACACTAAACTGGCAGATTAAAGGGGGGCGACTCCATGGAAAACACTTGCATCTGCTGTGGGGCGATCATCCCAGAGGGCTTACAAGTCTGCCCGATCTGTCAGCGAACGTGGCCCACATTTTGAAAAGCTGAAGGGAAATTCCAACCGGCCTTTTAAAATTCCGGCCACTGTCTCTCACACAAAGGACAAACCCACCGACCCTCCGGCACAATGGCTCCGCATATCACGCAATAGTCCATAGTCAGTCGGTGGTCTTGGTGTATTTGAGTATTACATTGCAGTTGCCTCCTGCCGCACTTGTGCCGCACGCAAGTTTGATTACTGTTCTATTAACAGTAATAACGTAGCAGCTCCATGGATCCGACAAATTATGGTTATAAATGGTGGGCATGACAGAATCGCCACGCATCCCTTGTGCAGATATGCAAACATGCATATTCTCAATTCCGTGTGCCACTTCTTTGTTGTCCGCAATCTTCCCGCAATCAACGATTTTATAATATACCGGCACTCCCCAACAACGCTCCGTTGTGCGGTATTCTACGTCCATTTTCATAGGCGGGTTAATGTATTCCCACGGTGTCCAATCCGCGAGAGCACCCTTTTTTGACCTTTGCAAGACTGTACCATTCAAAGCGCTGGTAGCACCTTCATTTGCATAAGCAAATTGATACCTGGTGTCTCCGTATGTGATGGACGAAATTAACCACCATCCATCTTTCGGCACGTTTACCGATGCCATATACCAGCCGGTTGTTGTAATTTTATTGGCATCACGATTTGGCGCTTCTGGAATTGCGTCGTCCCCCAGCCCATGCCCACCCGGAGCCGCCCCGATACTCTTCAAGGTAATGGGGTCAGCGCCGCCCGCTGCGTGCTGGCCTGCGTGGGTGGCAGCAGCCTTGTTAGCCGAAGTTATACAAAAAATCTATTTGAAAAACGGCCGTATGGCCGGGAAAGGAGACCCACATGACCGAAAAACATTGTTGTGTAATCAACGCGGAGAAGAGATATGTTACCTATGTCCTTGTGCTGGTGGATCAGGGCGTGGAAGCCGTGCAGAATTACACGCTGCATGAGGGTGAGCAGCTGATCGACACGACGCCGCCCGTCATGCGGACAAGCACGGCCCCATCTGGATACATAGTCCCTGTTTGGGACGGTACAGCATGGGCGGAGGGGGCCACGGAGGAAGAGGTGGCCGCTTGGAACGAACTGCACCCGGACTGGCTGGAGGCGGACGGCATTGCCCGCATCCGCTATAAGATGATCTCCATCATTCGTGATGAGGAGAGCAAAGAGGTAGGCCGGGAAGCGGGCTGCGAAGCGGTGATTCAGACCATGGCGGCGCAGTACGACAGCAACCTCGCTCTCGCGCAGGCCGAAGCGTGGCCCGGAAGTATCACGATTGAGCGGGTGCCGGAGGATGAGCGCCCGCAGACGCCGCCTCCAACCAATGATGAGCTGGCGGATGAGAACAAGCGGCTCAAAGCCCAGATGGAGATGCAGGCGCAGAACATTACGTTCTTGGAAAACTGCCTGTTGGAGATGGGCGATATTGTTTATGCGTGAGTTTTGGGCCGAAGTGGCCCTGAACCTATATTTTTACTTATCGAAAGGAGATCAAGAAATGATGGCTATGTTGTACGCGAGCAAGATCTGCATGGAGGCGAAAAACCCCAAGACCGGGAAACCGTGGGAGTTTGCGGACGTTCCTCCCAAGCTCAAGGCGCAGGTGGCGGATGTGCTCATCAATGAGTGCGGCCTGCCGGAGCTGGTGCCTGCCGAGTACGGCGGCACTGCTGAGTGAGTGATAGGCCCCTGTCCTCTGGGGCGGGGGCCTACCCGTATTGTTTCGGCTAACAAGGCCCCCGGCGGGTACGGGCTGGGAAACATAAGTGGACGGACTGCTAATGGTTTTTCTGAA